TCCATCTACGCTGAAGCCGCAAACGAGCCGGACCGTGAACGGCGATTTGAAATCGTGAAGCACGCGAAGCAGTCCGAATCCGCAGCCAAAATAAAGGCCATGATTGACCGGGCGAAAAACCGTAGGCCGGCGGTGCCGGACCAGTTTGATAGGGACACATTTCTTTTTAACGCGCAGAACGGGACGATTGACTTGAGGGCCGGGGAGCTGCGGCCACATAACAAAAATGATTTGATTACAAAGATTTCGCCGGCAAAGTATATCTTGAATGAAGGCGAAGAGCCAGGCTGCGGCCAATTTGACTTAAGCGAAGTTGCCCCTCTCTGGGCCAAATTTTTGTGCCGGGTAACTAACGATGATCCCGAATTAATGTCCTTCCTGCAGCGGGCAGCCGGCTACGCGCTGACCGGTGATACTTCGGAACATTGCCTGTTTTTCTTGCATGGCGACGGTCGGAACGGTAAATCTGTATTTCTCAACACCCTGGAATACGTGCTCGGTGATTATGGCTCCGTGGCACGGCCGGACGTGCTTATGGCTAAAAAGTATGGAGATGGTATTCCGAACGAGATAGCTGCGCTGGTCGGTGTGCGGTTCGTGTCGACCACCGAAACGGGCAGCGGCAAGCGTTTTGCCGAGGCGATGTTAAAACAGTATACTGGCGGAGACACTATTTCGGCTCGCTTCCTGCACGCCGAGTTTTTCACCTTCAAGCCGCAGTTTAAAATTTTCCTGGCCAGCAATCATAAACCCGTTATCCGCGGCCAGGACGTAGCGATATGGGAGCGGATTTATTTGATTCCGTTTACAGCATATATTCCACCAGAAGAACGGGACAAACGGCTGGGGGAGAAGTTGAAAAAAGAAGCTGACGGGATCTTAAGGTGGGCGGTGGAGGGGTGCTTGATGTGGCAGCGAGACGGGCTGAACCCGCCGGATATAGTGCGGGCGGCGACCGAAGAATACAAACGCGAGATGGATGTGTTGGCGGAGTTTATTGAGGACCGGTGCTATTTAAATGCAACGGCCAGGACAACGAGCGCCGCGATGCGTAAAGAGTATCTGGATTGGTGCGAGAGTAACGGAGAAAAATATCCAATTTATCAGCGTGAGTTTAAAGCGGAAATGGAGCGGCGGGGAATCATATACAAAAGAACTTCAAATACCAGATATTACCTGGGAATCGGTTTGCTGTCTGAGGGGTATGAAAAACAGGGAATTATTGAAAGTGAAGATAGTGGTTTTAATGAAAAAAATAGTTGTTTTGGTGAGCCGGAAAATTATAACTTTAACGAAGAATCTTTTAACCACGGGCAAAACGCCCCTTTTGATGGGGATGATCCGTATTGATGGAGGGGTGACAGGTGACACGTTCTAATCGCAAAATCAAGGTTTTTTCACTGTCATTTCTCGCGAAGGCCAATATATAGGAAATACATGTCATTACGTGTCAACGTGTCATCCTAAAATTTACCAAATATGTAAGGTGGTTTATTGTGTAGGGTGGTTTATAAGGTAGCTAGAAAGGTAGTTGGAGAGGGGGCGAAAATATTTGAACCAGAAAACCGAGATTCCTAAAAATCAGATCACCCTCGAATGCTTTTGGTGCGATGTGCCGCTCCAGTTTAACGAGCAGCACGGTTTTTACAAGTGCCCGGACTGCGGCGGCGAGTGGTGGCCGGGGCCGAGCGATCCGGAATACGGAATTAATAGTTTGTGGCGCGATGAGCAGGCGTATAAACGGAGCATTAGCAAGCGTGGCGGTGGCAGTAGGCGTGCGGGAAAGAAAAGACAGAATAATATAAAGAAAAAGCTGATTACAGAGCGGTATGAGCTTGAATAAGGGGATATTTGGGGGGTTGACAAGATTATGGGGGGCAGTGTAAAATTATAATAGCTACCCGTCACTTTAACTTAAGTGGGCGGGTATTTTTATGCAAGTTGCTTGTTAGGTTTAATTTAGGTTTTGCTCGTTCGCCGGCCGGCGAGCAATGAAAACTTTTTTGGGCCGGCAAAAACCTCCTTTCTCAGATAGGGGCGCCTTTTTTGCCGTGGTTTGCGGCGGCCGCGGCAGGGGCGCCCCGCGTGTTAAAAAGTTATATAAAACGAGGCGGTAAGATAAAATGGCGAAATTAACACCAAAACAGCAGGTATTTGTTGAAGAATACTTGATTGATTTAAACGCAACTCAAGCTGCTATCAGGGCGGGTTACAGCGCGAAAAACGCGGATAAAATCGGGCCGCAGTTGCTAGGGAAAAGTAGGATAAAGCAGGCCATAAGCAAAGCCATGGCAGCGCGTTCTCGTCGGACCGGGATCAATCAAGACCGGGTGCTGCGCGAGCTGGCCAGGGTAGCATTTATCAATCCGACCGACGTGATCAACATGGACGAGGCCACCGTCCGCGGCGATGCGAGCCGTGAGGACACTGCGGCGATCGCCAGTGTTAAAGTTAAGACTATTCCGACTGAGGCCGGCAATATTACAGAGCGTGAAGTTAAAATCTGCGATAAGTTGAAGGCCCTGGAGCTTATCGGTAAGCATCTTGCAATGTTCACGGACAAGTTTAATGTAAACGCCGAAATGGCCGTTAAGATTGTAGATGATATAAATGGCGATCCTGGCTCCGGTTGAAACAAAAGTCAGGCTGTCGGAACTCATTGCTTCGTCGTTCTATGATCTTCACCGGGAGCTTAAGGTGGAGCTTCACGATGAAGTCTGGTGCAAGGGTGGCCGCGGCAGCACGAAGTCAACATTTATTAGCATCCAGATTCTTCTCGGTATAATAAAAGATCCGGACGCCAACGCTGTGGTGTTGCGCCGTTATCAGAATGAGCTGCGCGACACAGTGTATGGCCAGTTTGAGTGGTCCGCTGCAAGGATGGGCATTACTCATCTTTTCAAGTTTCAAGTAAGCCCGATGCAAGTAATTTATATGCCGACCGGGCAGCGGATTGTGTTCCGGGCCGCGGACAACCCGAAAAAGCTGAAATCTATCAATCTGGGCCGCGGCTATATAAAATATGCCTGGTTTGAAGAGTTGGATCAGTTCGCCAGTATGGACGAGATCCGCAATATTCTCCAGTCCCTTTTCCGGGGCGAGAACAAAAAGCGGATTGTTTTCTTTTCATACAACCCGCCTAAGTCCGGCCGCTCCTGGGTAAACCAGGAGGCCAAGATCCCGAAGCCAGGGCGGAGGGTGCATCACTCGATATACCTTGACGTACCGCCGGAGTGGTTGGGCGAGCGATTTTTGGCCGATGCCGCACACTTGAAGAAAGTCAATGAAACCGCTTACCGCCATGAATACCTAGGCGAGGAGGTCGGGACAGGCCTTGAGGTGTTTAATAACGTGGAGCTGCGGATTATTACACAGGATGAAATCGCTGCATTCGACCGTATCAGGCAAGGGTTAGACTTCGGTTATGCAGTGGACCCGCTGGCCTTTGAGCGGATGCACTACGACCGGACGCGGCGCAGGCTTTATTTGTTTGCGGAGATCCAGGGCTTGAACCTGTTTAACCGGCAGTTTTGGGAGAAGGCGCAGCGTTACAATGATGCCTGGACCATAGCCGACAGCGCCGAGCCGAAGAGCATCGCGGAGCTTAAGAGCTTCGGCATGAAAATCAAGGGTGCGAAGAAAGGGCCTGGGAGTGTAGAATTCGGCGTTAAGTTTTTGCAGGACTTAGAGCAGATTATTATTGACCCGGAGCGCTGCCCGCTGGCCGCGAGGGAATTTATAAACTATGCGCTGGAAACGGACCGAAACGGGGTAGTCAAGAGCCAGTTCCCGGACAAAGACAATCACAGCATTGACGCCGCGAGATACGGGCTGGAAGATGACATGGTTTACAGAGCGACCGGGCCGCTGAAGAAGCCCCCCGGCTGGTAAGCTTAAGGTGGTGATATGCTTTGCTCACAAGTTTAGATTTTTTAAAAGAAGGCAAGCCCTGGCCGCCGCCGACAGAAGCGGAGCGCCTGGAGATATATGCGCAGAACAAACTGCTATTCGAGGGCAAGCATGATCAGGTATATAAAGACTGGATTCGGTTATTGCGCGAGGACCAGCAGGCAACCCTTGAGATGGTGCTAAACTGGCACAAGCGACTGACGCTGCTCTTTGCTGACCTGCTGCTGGGCGAGCCGCCGAAGATAAGTGCCGGCGACCAGGACAGCCCGGAGCAGGAGGCAGCAGAACGCATTAT